CAAAGCGGGCTAGTGTATATTAGCGGCAACGGCGTATCCGGCTTTTCAAGCGACTTTGTAATCCTAAACCCAAGCGAAGCGACATATGGGCAAGGATATGTATTTTTTAGCTACTTTGTGCGCCCAGGCGACAACAAAGTGCTAATTTCTTTCATAAAGGCCGCATAATGTTAAAAGGCGCATTTTTTTTCGGGGGCGGGGGCGAGGCATCCTACCCCGAAGTAACAAAGATAGTCAAAGAAGGCGGGCTAGACTATGTTTTGTGGGGGAAGGAGGTTCCGAATAGTTTTACGCGGACGTATCAAAACATTTGCGAGGCTCCTAACTACCACAAAAACAAACTAGACTTTAGCAAATTTACGAAAATCGGGGCAAACAATTTTAATAATTTTTCTCTAATTTTGGTCGCTCCTGGTATGACGGAGCTAAATTTAAAAGCGTTACAGACGCTTGGGGCTAGCTGCTTTAACAATCTAAGCGGGGATATAAGAACCTTGAAAGTCCCCTTGCTAAGAGAAGCGAATGACAGTTTTTCCACAACTGCGCTAACAAAGATAGACGCGCCTTTGCTAGAAACCGTTAAGAATACCTGCTTTTCAAACAACTCTATGACGGTCAATGATTTTACGTTTCCAAGCTTGCATACTATAACCGGGGCAGGTAATTTTTGCAACCTATCTAACGTATTTTATTTGACGATGAGGAAATTAGTAAAAATTAGTGGGGCGAATAATTTTAAAGGCTTAACATCCTTAAGTCAAATAGTAGTAAGCGCGGGGATGGATTCTAGCAGCGAACATCTTCTCAGACTCGGCGTAGGCGCAAGAATCAGAAAGGTATGACGATGAAACTCACGGCGAAACAAAAACTTCAAATTTTGAAAAACGTAGCGGTAGAGATACCGCTTGAGATTTTGCAGTTTCTCGTCGTGCCGATCGCTTTGCTTTTTTGCGGTAAAGAGAGCGAAAAACTGCCGAGATGGGCGGCGTGGTTTGATGACCCGGACTACGGCATCAACGGCGACGACGGGTGGAGAGGCGAACACTATCCAAACGGCAAGAACCGCACCTACTGGGCTAGGCTTTGCTGGCTATACCGCAATAGAATAGGCGTATTTAGCGCGAAATATCTGGGCGTCAAGGTCGAGGACATCGACGCGGGCACAGTGCGCGCTCAAGGCGACGTATTTGCTACATACAACAAAGGGCAAAAGAACACAGAGTGCCTGGTGGTTTGCAAGATGAAAGACGGACGCGAACGTTTTGGCTACTACCGCGAGATAAGATATAAAGGCTTTTTAAGCGGCTTTTATTGCCGCATTTACGTCGGATGGAAACTGATGGACGTAGTCGGTATGCGCAAGGATAACAAACACACGTATATGGACGAGAACGATAAAAAAGTGCTACAAACGGTTTGGGCGATAAACCCTTTTAAAAGGATCAAAGAATGAACGCATCGACAAAGAAATTCGCGATTATCGCGGCGGCTATCATTATCTTGGCCGTCGCCGCAAAACTGTTAAAGGGGGCGTGATGAATTTCCTAATCGCAAACAAGCTTTGGCTAATCGTAATCGGCGCTCTTGCGGGCGTAATGCTAGGGCTTGGGATTGAAATTTGGAAACTAAGAGACGACATCAAGGACGCAAAAGCTGGGCTAGAGACCGCGCAAAAAGAGCTAGCGATAAAAGAGGCAAACCTGCAAATCTCGGCGGCAAATTTAAGCGAGTGCAATGCAAAAATAGACCTGCAGAATGCAAAATTTAAGGAGCTTGAAACCAAAAAGCCCGACGTAAAAAAGACGCAAGAAAAAGCAAGAAGCAAATTTGAGAGCATAAAGCCGCTTGCTACGCAAAACTGCGAGGAGAAGCTAGAGCGATGCGAAAGGATATTTGATGAGCTGGCGCGCTAAAATCGGACTTTTTTGTATCGCTGCGTTGTTTTTTGGCTGCGCGGGCAAAGAGCCGCAGGCTATCGTTCAAACAAAATATCAAGACGTGTATATCGCCGTGCCTTGCATCGACGAGATGCCGCAAAAGCCTGAGCGAGACAGAAGCGACCCCGACAATCAAAAAAAAATCGCGGAGTATTTTAAAACCTGCGAGGACTTGCTAAAACAATGCGCGAGAGGTGCGAAATGAGCGAACTGGTGATTAGAAAGATCATGGGGCTTAGGATCGGCAAAAAAAGAGTGCTAGAGGTAGCTTTGGCAATCTTGCTCGCTTTGATTTTCGGGGCGGCGATAGGATGAGCCCTCTCTGTAAAGAATACCTATATCTGCTCTGGGTATTGCTAGTCGGCGCGATAGGCGGCATTTTAGGACTACTCAATGAAGACGGAGAGCCTAGAAAACATCGCACCAAGTGGGCTTTTACCGCCGCTACTTTTACGGCTATGTTTCTTTGTTGGGCTACATTTGCGATCGTGAAATTTTTTATACACGACGTTGAGTTTGCGTTAGCTATCGGCGGGATTATCGCCTTTATGGGCGCAGAATGGGTCAGACGAAAAATCAACAAAGCCGCGAATAAAAAGATAGATGGGATGGGCGATGGCGGCTGCGGTAGAGGGTATGACGACTACGGCGGAAGTTTTAGACACGAGGAGCGGGAAGATGACAAATAGTGAGATATTGCAGGCGGTACAGGCACAGCGCACAAAATGCGTGGTATACAGTCGCGTGATGGGTTACCACCGCCCCGTTGAGGGCTTTAACATCGGCAAAAAAGGCGAGCATAAAGAGCGCGTATTTTTTGAACAAAATTTTAACGCGTCAGAAAAATGCGTAAAAAAATCTAAAAAAAATTAACACAAGGAGCGAAAAATGGCAAATTTTAACGAAGCTTTTCAAATTTTGATGAGACTTGAGTTTTCTCGCCCAGAGGATGCACTTGATAAAAATCCGACCGAAAGCGGCTGGACGTTTATGGGCATTTATCAAACAGCGCACCCTCACTGGGCAGGCTGGGACGAGATACTAGGCGCGGTAGCTCTTGGCGGAAATATCCTGAAAATATCCCGTGCGCTATACGCTAGCGAGAATTTGCGTGCGCAGGTGCGAGCATTCTACAAAGAGGCATACTGGGATCGTATGCGGCTTGACGAAGTCGCGAGCCAAATCAAGGCAAATGAGATGTTTATCTTTGGCGTGAACGTCGGCGTTAAGCCCGCCGTAAGAGTTGCACAGCAGCTGGTGGGCGTAGTGAATGACGGGATTGTCGGCGATCAGACGGTAGCGGCGATAAACAGATATGACGAGGCGAGATTTGACAAAGAATTCGACCGAGCGGAGCTTCAATACTACAACGGCCTGATTGAAAAAAATCCGAAATTTAGAATTTACGCTAACGGCTGGAGAAATAGAGCGTTGGCGGTGTAGACCTAATAAAATCAACAAGTGTATAACAAACTGTATAACAAATATGCTTAAAGTGCCGTATTTTGGGGGTTTAAAGGGGGTTTAATGGTTACCCTGAAAGGATTCGAACCTCTGTTAGCTGATCCAGAGTCAGCAGTTCTACCACTAAACTACAGGGTAACGATAGGCGAAATTATAGCGAGCGAAATTTAAATCAGCTTTAATTATCTCAAATTTCAAGAATAAAACCGCAAAAATCGCCGCGCAAATTTCACAGCCCGAATTTTTCAAGATGGGCTAAAAACTTTTCGGGCGGATAAAATCCGATGAGGCGTGCGTTTTTTAGCTCGTCTTGCGCGTCGCTGTTGGCACGGAAAAATAGGATCGCCGGCGGTCCGATGAGTCCGAATTTTTTCATTATCTGTGCGTCGTCATTGCTATTTTTCGTCACGTCCACGCGCAAAAGAGTGAAATTTGCTAGCTTTTTTAGCACGGCTTCGTCTTTAAACGTGATCTCGTCAAGCTCGTTGCAGCTAGCACACCAAGTCGCGTAAAAATCGATGAGCACGGGTTTAGACGAGCTTTTTATTGCATTTTCTAGTTCGGTCAAATTTGACACGGCGATAAAATTTGGCTCATTTTTGCTCAAATTTACGCCAGGGCTTGTGCTCTTAAACCCTTCGAGCGGATTTAGCGCCGATTTGGCGCCCGAAAATGAGCCCACGATCAGCAAAACCGAGTAGATAAAGACTAGCAGCGCCGCGCCTTTTAGTAGCTTTTTGCCGCCGCTTTGCTCGTTATTCGTCGCATCAAAGGCTCCGAAAAATACGCTCGCAAACACGCCGATAACGCCGTAAAGCAGCAGCTCCGCCATAGTGCCCAGCACGCGCGCGCTCAGCCAGACCGCCATTATCAGCATGATAAAGCCAAAAAGCGTCTTGATTTTATCCATCCAAGCGCCCGGTCGCGGCAAAATTTTACCCGAGCTCGCTCCAATCAGCAGTAGCGGCACGCCCATGCCAAGCCCCATCGTAAAGAGCGCAAGCCCACCAAATAGCGCGTTTCCGCTCTGCGCGATATAAAGCAGTGCGCCCGCAAGAGGTGCGGCGACGCAAGGGCTAGCGATGAGCGCGGATAAAAATCCCATCGCAAAAACGCCGATTATGCCGCCCTTGCTTTGGGCTTTTTTGCTAAGCGCGTTTTGCATAGCAAGGGGCATCTGAA